CACGCAAGCTGTCCAGACGCTTATGGAGTCTGGGCATTGGATGCAATCCACTGCTGACGTGGATGTCTGCACTGGTTGGGATGGTTGTACAGTTGCTCTTCCCCGTGGAATAGACGTTCCGCTTGCAATCAATGTAGATGGTTCCCCAGTCTACTTCAGAAATCGTCTATTCCAATACCATGTAAATAAAGGTGGTCAATTCAACACTGTTGACTGGGCATGGGATGATCGAGGCTATGTAGCAACATTGATGCAGATTGTTCAGCCTTCGCAATTGGTTGCCATTGCCGAGAGCGAAAATGACGTTGGTAAGATCATTCGAGTTACTGGAACAGATTCCAACAACCGAGATTTGCGTAGCCAACTCAAGGATGGAACTGGTGTTGATGGACTACTAATCCCAATCCATTCTCAAAGTGATTTCGCTTACGGAACAATCGCTCCTGACGATGCCACTATTCGCACCCGTGAGGTCACTATAACCCCGATCAGCAAGTTTACGTCCGCAACCCCTCACACGCTTGATTCTGGTCAGGGAATGGCTATTACTGCGATTTCTGGCACTATCCCAGTTCCACTTTCAAATGGTCAGGTCTATTACATTGGTGTATTGGATGCATTGACCATTCAAATTTATAATGATTCTCTCAACGCACAGGCTGGAAACTACCCAATCTCCCTCCAAAGTATAGTAGGAGCAGGGCCATTGAAATTCCTAGATTCTAGGACTTCATTTGTCGTGACTGCTCTTCAATTCGCATCTGCTCCTACTATTGAGATTACAACGGCAAATCCAATCACATTTCCATCTGGTCAAACATTGCCCATTGGATTGCGTTCTGGAGTTACATACTTTGGTAATCTTTTAGACTCCACACACCTTCAGGTTTTTAATTCTATTTCGGACGCGCAAGCAAATGTTAACGAAATCCACACTACTGGATCAACAAATCCAATCAATGTTGATATCCGAAAAGAGATTGTTCCAGAGACAAAACTAACATTTAGCGTAAATCACCTACTAACTCAAGGTGATCAGGTTCAAGTATTCACATCTGGTGGAACGCTTCCACAACCTTTAATTGCAAACCAAAATTATTTTGTTAACATCGTAGATACTAAATCTGTATCGATTCACACTACACAAGCTGATGCGCTTTCATCGTCACCAACTAATTTTGTAAATCCAATCAAGCTAACATCTGCTGGATCAGGCACAGTTTCTCTTGTTAAACTGATTCAGGCAGCATCGAGGACAGGAACAGAAAGTCAAATAACCGCAAGCGGACTTGCTCTATCAACTCCATCTGGTGCTGGAGCGCAATTTCAAGCGATTGTTATTGGTTCTGTAACTAGCGTTCGTGTAACCGCAACGGGAAGCTATACAGTTGCTCCAAATGTTATCTTTTCAGATCCACAAGATCCACCTGCTGGAAGCAATATTCAAACCAGAACTGCAACAGGATACGCATTATTGGCAGGAACTGCTATTACTGCAATTGTTATAACTGATGGTGGATTTGGATACGCAACAGCACCTGCTATTTCATTTGATTCTGGAACAGCAGCAGCAACAGCAACAATTACCACATCTTTTGTTTCTGGATTTACCAAGATTTCAGGTGGATTTAACTACCAAGAATCACCACAAATTCAAATTACTGGTGGTGGTGGATCTGGTGCTACGGCAACAGCAACTGTAAATATTGATAATCTTTCAGTATCTTCAATAACTCGTTCTGGTACTGATGCAACAGTAACAACTACAACAGCACATGGTTTTAGTACAAATCAAACTGTTAAAATTTCTGGTGCTTTGCCAATTGGATATAATGGAGATGTACCAGTTACTGTTCCAAGAATAAATAAATCTGTATCTAGCCTTACTCGCGTTGGAACTATTGCTACAGCAACAACTTCAGCAGCGCATGATTATAATACAGGTGATCTTGTTACTATTTCTGGAGCAACTGGAACATCTGCTGGATATAATGCAAATTACAATGTAATTGTTACTGGGCCTACAACATTTACAATAAATGTTCCATCAACTCTTCCAACCCCTGCCGTTGGAACCATTGTGTCATCCATTGAGGATAATACAGCAACAACATTTACATATACTGTATCAAATTCATTAACAACACCAGCAACTGGAACTATTACAGCATTTTCTGGAGAAGTTATTGCAATTAATTTAATAACATCTGGAACTGAATACACGTCCATTCCAAATGTGGTTATTACCCCATCAACTGGTGTATTTGTGCAGTTTTCTGCGACAGGAACACTTCCTTCACCACTTGTATCTGGAACAGCATATCGCGCAGAAGCTCCATTGAACGGATCAACTGGAACATTCACAGTTAAAAACTCTGATTTTAGCGATGTAAATATCACCTCATCGGCTACTGGAACATTCTATGTTGTTTTATCCCGTGCATTTGGTGTTTCGTTTACAAATAAATGGCTAGGTGATTTCACAAACCTAACCACACCATCTACGATTTATTGGGGTGCTGACTATTTGCTTCCAACAACTAGTCCCGCAATTGACAATGGTTCAACACCAGCATATTTGAATGTATTTTCAACGTCTGTTGCTACAGCATATACATCATCAGGAGATGCAACCGCTGGTGGAACAACTGGGTTAATTAACGTAGTTTCATTCGGAACTGGTCAAGCGTACTATGCGAAGAGATTCTCTGTCTCTCCATTGCCGTACAACAACCTGATTCAACCATCGAATGTGCAGTTTTTGCAGGAAAATGAGACTGTCAAATTTTCTACTAGCGGAGTGTTGCCAGTTCCTTTGGTTGCTGGAACTGATTACCAAGTAAAGGTTGTTGGAGATTCTGTTAATGTATACTCTGGTGGAGTATTGGTTCCGATCACGACCCCCGGCACTGGTCAATTGGCACTAGATATTCAGCGCACTTTAAATGTATCTCCATCCACAAGCATTGTGGCTGACGCTTCGCTATACACAACTGGTCAATCCGTAACTGTGCGAGCCAACTCAGGTGATGTTCTGCCATATGGTCTTGTGGCTGGAACGACATATTTCATTCGTCGAATTGATAACAATGAATTTGAATTGTATAACACAAAGGCACAATCTCAAAACCTCTCTAGCGTTGTTGGAAGAAGAGAGTTTTTAACTAGTGGACTATCCACGGACAGCAAATTCTTCGTTGATGCCATTGAGGATCCAATCCTAGTTAAGAGTGTTGCTAACATTCAAAAACCCCTTACAGACGGGTTTGTGAGCTTGTATGCCATGGACTACGGACGCAGTAACGATTTAACTCTGATTGGTCAATACCATCCGCAAGAAGTAAACCCACAGTATCGCAGGATTCGCATCGGCAAACCATGCGCGTGGGTGAGGATTGCATACCGCATTAAGCCTCCAGTTGTAACGTCAAAATACGATTACATTCCGATTGAGCACACCCGTGCAATCATTACTGCTGTCCATGCTTGTGATCTTGAGGACAAGGATTTCGCTGAACAGGCACTCCGTTACTGGGGATTCTCATTAGCGTACTTGAAAAACCAGCAGGAACACCAAGATGGTCACGCTTTTGTTCCACCACAAATTAATAATGAAACGTATGGTGATGGATCTGATCCAGTTATGTTCTAATGAAAAGTGAGAACATCACAGCAGGTCGGATGTCGAAAATATCCAGCGGGTGGATTCAGGGTGTCAACTCTGTTAGAAATCCGTGGTTGTTGCCAGATAATCAGTTCAAGTGGGGTGTTAACGTAACTGTCCGAGGAGGCTTGATTCAAACCAGACCGGGGCATAAAATGCAGTTGTCTCTCCCATCTGGAAACTTCCAAGGTGGAATTCTTTTTGCAGCAAACAAGCAAAAGGATGCACCTGTAACCCAGAATATTAATGGTGTAATCACACTAACTCCTGCCAAGATTTTTGATGTTAGCGGAAACGGAATTGTTGCAGACGAATTGAATTACATGATGTTTGCCGTGAATGGCAATGTCTACTACTCCCCATTTCCGCTGGTTCAGCCGAGTAATTGGGAAGATTACAGGCTAAAAAACATAAAGCTATCAGCGGATGTAGATCAGTTTGTTTTTACCCTAGCAACTAAATCTGCAAATCTGACTACTGGAAGTCAAGAATTCTCGACTCCATCACACAGGATTGTTATGATCCAAGATGGCATTTCATACCCAGCGTATTGGGATGGTTCTGATAAGGTTGGAACTCAGACATCAACGATCCCAGTTGGATATTGGATGGCATACTCTGGAAATCGTCTCTGGATTGCTAATAAAAACATCGTTTTAGCCTCAGATCTAGGTGATCCAACCTCATTCCAAGAACGTGCAACGGGAACTTCCCGTGGTGATTTCAGTTTTTCGCGACCAGTAACTGGAATGGTTTCCTACGTTGGACAGGATACGTCTACGAGATTGATCGTGTTTACTGACAGATCT